ATTATTTTCTTTACGATAGATAGCCATATATACTGCCACACATTCTTTACAATCATTCCCTCTTTTAGGGAATAGTAAAACACTTTTTGTAGTTAGGCATTTGATACATATTTTCATTATACAAAAGCCATCCTAGGTACTACTCTTAAGGGGCTCTTGTCTCGATTTTCGTCCGCAGCTAATTGAAACTGCTCATCGTAAACTGCTTTAAGTGCTTGGGCTCTTTGTAAGTCCATACCCGGAAGCTTCATAGATAGATAGTAAGCAAGACCTGCAACAAGAGCAGGAAGGAATAGGTAAGGAATATCTTGAGTATTAACTCCGTTTCCGGCATCTTGCATCCTTTTTAAACGCCAGTAGACGAACGTGTATTGATTGTCTGGAGCTTGCGGTGTTGGCCATACATTAATGGTTGGGTAAGCTACGCCCGTAGGAGTAGTCGCTCCTGATTGTCTGTTTATCCATACTTGGATAGGCTTACCCATTGCAGTCTTATTAGGGATAGTCGAATAGGTAGAACCAGAAATTCTTGATATAGTTATATCGGATTGGTTTTGGCCTGAGCCTGTACGTATTACATGGTCTAATAGGTCAACGGTATCTATAGGTAAGTTATACGTAGTTACGCCCGTATTTAATAAGATCGAACCCTCTTCAACTGTCCAAAGGTTAATCCCCTTATTCCCCCATTCTATCAGGAGTAAGTTTAGGGACCTTCTAGCAGTCTTTAAATCATAACCACTACGTAACTCGGAGCCCGCGCGTTCAAAGGCTTCTTCTGCAATCTCTGCAAAATCAAGATTAAATAGTGCGGTTCCAGTAGTGGTCATTTCTTAGCCCGTTTGTTTTTGGTAAGAGGTGGGAAGCTTTTTACGACTTCCCTTTTCTTCTTAGAGATTTTGGCAGGGTTAATATCGCCCATACCTCTACTAGCTCTCATTAGCAGTATTTACCACGAGTTTTGCCTTTAACAGCACAACCATCAATCTTAGACTTAACTGCACCGCCTGATTTAAACGTCCCAGAGCCACTTAAGGGTTTAACTCCTCTATCTCTAAAATACTTTTCGTTTTCGTCAATAGCACTTTGCCGTGTAGCATCTTCACTAGAACCATAAGAAGAGCTTATTGGGCTGGGTCTAGCTGTTCTAGGTGTAGTTTTAGGGGTAGCTGGTACAGTGGTAGTTTTATTTGCCGCAACAGCGGCAGCTTTATTTGCTGCAACTTGGGCTCTACCCTTTGCTACTTGCGCCTCTGTATACCCATCGTTCTCGGGATTAACCTTAGCAAATTTATCTTTTCTAGCTTGTTCTCTATCTGCAGATGATGTAAATCCCGGTTTAGTAGCTACTGGGGTAGGTGTAGGGGTTATGGGTTTTCGTGTAGCAAATTTATCTTTTCTAGCTTGTTCTCTATCTGCAGATGATGTAAATCCCGGTTTAGTAGCCATTAGCAGAATCTCCCTTTAGTTTTACCTTTAGTTGCAACACCATCAGCGGCTCTTACAAAACCACCAGCTCTATAACACGATCCGCCAGCTTTTTTACCAACAGGAGGTGTGGTTAAGTTTTTAGGGATAACGGGCGATTGACCTTTAGTTATCTTATCTACAATAATGTCTTCAGGTTTTTTATTTTTTACAGCTGGTGTAACAGGAGCTTTAACAGGTGTAGCAGACTCACGTTCTACATTAGCGGCTCTACGAGCATCTATACCTAATCCACCCCCAGCTTTCATTTTTTTAACAGGCTCAGACTTCTCACCTTTAGCATATTGCATAGGCGTAATCTTACCGGACTTAATTGCTTTGGCTTCTTTCAACTCTTCACTTTGAGTATCTTTACCTTTAAATAATTTCTTTGGGTCGAACTTTTTAGCTGCCATATTACCACCTGATTTAAATGATTTACCTTTATCGGCAGCGGCAAACTCTTTACCTACTGCTTGCGGAACACCCGCCTTCTTTGCCATCTTAGGAGAATGAGCAATCATCTCCATAAAATTATGTTGTTTAAGATTTTTACTTGGCACCGCATTTCCATCTTTTTAATGATGCTGCTTTGCGGGTTGGGTTTCCGTTTTCGTCTTTCATAGGGCCGGGAGCCGATCCCATTCTGGCACAAAATGATTTCTTTCTACCTGCATCAGCTTTAGTTTTAGGGTTTGGTGCAGGAGCTTTTAAGTTAGAGCCTGTAGCTGCATTATACTTGTCCCTCCCAGCTTTAGTTAAACCAGCGCCCTTAGACACAGGTAACTTTTCACCTCTACCGACTGATAATACTGGAGCTTTTTTAGTAGCCATTAGTGTTTAAAATAATCTAAAACCCACGTTATAAAGCCACCAAGAGTGGCACCTAATCCACCAACAATCATAAATACATGCCATCCACCTCTAGCTTCCGATAGTGTGCGGCTTATTTCCTGTAGGGTCTTTTTAACTTCTTCCATGTCAGTTATCATTTTGTCCATATCACCCTGCAAGTGCTTAATGTCCGAACTATGCCCAGCAAGCTCTCTCGCCATACTTATATCAGAGTCTGAGGCTCTACGTTGCATATCAGTCATAGTAGTACATACCGTGGTTGTTGTAAAGAATACATATTGTTAAGTCCAGTTTCCAATCTCGACTTCGGTATTAACACCTGCTTCCCACATACTAAAGTATGACCCTGTATTTACAACAGCAGGGGCGGCGATAGAAAGGGCAAATGCGGGGATAATAGTACCACCAGTAGTAACTGTAATTTTACCCTTTATATACGCATAGCCAGTTGTAGTTGTATTTGAAGCAGTTATTACTAGCGCTGTTTTAACAGTACCCATAGTATGACTGGAAGCTGTTTGAACCGTCAGTGCTGTTTTATTAGCGATTGCCGTATACATAATAGATGAGAATGTAGCCGTTCCATTAAAACCAAATTGCAAAGTACCTGCGGTAGCCGACATAGCTGAGATATTCACCATACACTCAAAGAAATATGTAGTGTTTCCAGCGACAGTTACAGCTCCATTAGTCGTTGAGTTAAATAACTGTTTTAAGGTATTAGCTGTTCCAGTGGGGGTAGTATAGTTAGCCGTTTGAGTAGTATAATGAACTGAGGGTATAACACCTCTGTTACCTGCTTGTGGTGTACCAAATAGTGTAACGCCATCATACTCTATTACACCAGCAGCAGGTGTTGCTGTAACAACCCCACTTTGTAAGTGTAGGGGTTCTGTACCATTTGTCACAGTACCCGCAGCTAAAGTTAGTGGGGAGGTAAGAGTACCTCCAGTAAAACTACTACCACCAGCAGGGGTAGCCCATGTGCCATCACCTCTCCAGAACGTAGTACCTGATGCGCCAGTCCCGCTATTAAGTGCAGTAACGGCAACTGCTAGTGTTCCACCTAATGTTAAACTTCCACTTGATGTAACAGTCCCACTTAATGAAAGCCCACTTACAGTGCCTGTACCGCCAACGCTAGTAACTGTACCTTGAGGATTTGCAGCTGTTGTTACACCTGTAACTTGCCCTTGAGCATTAGTCGTAATAACAGGAACTAGTGAAGCTGAACCATATGTACCAGCAGTTCCTGTATTAGTGATCGAAAACTGATTTGTAGTGAGTGTTAGTCCAGTACCTGCAGTATATGTCTGTACTGCTGCAAATTGTAAAAAGACTAAAGCTGTAGTACCTATAGTAATAGGTAAGGCTGTTTGTTGAACCCAAGAGGTATTAGCATTAGTTCCACCAGCTAAGACCAGCATCATATCGCCTTGGTCTATCTCATTGTTCCCAGAGCCACTTGTGTCATAATCTGTCGCACGGGTAAGAATGTAAGGTAGCGATCCTGTACCTACTTGAGTAACGGTATAGACACCATTGTTAGCTTGAGCTACTTCATTTTTAATGAGAACTCTTTGTGTAACTAACGGAGTATTCCCATCTATAGAGAGTGCGCCGTTAGTATTAGCTGTAAGCGTAGCGCCAACACCAGAAGTACCATTATTATAGGTATTTGCTGATAGCGGAGCGATAGTTGCATAAGTACAAGCTGCATGGAAGTTAACTCCAGATGCAATACTATCCGCGTAAGATTTGTTAACTATATCGGTACTAGATGCGGGCGCCGTAGATATAGTTCCAGTTGTTAATGCTACAGACGGTAGCCATGTTGGGTTTGAGTACGACCCATTAGAGTAGAGACCATTAGTTACAGTACCCGCATTACCCGTAGTATTTTGGTCCCATGTTGGAACGGTACCTGTTAGGCCTGAGTATGCGACATTAGTAGCTGTAGCTGCATTACCTGTAGTACTTTGGTTAAGCGTAGGAAAATCACCAGCAGCGGCTGTAGATATCGCAGTACCGTTGCCTTTTAATATACCTGAGATTGTTGTAGATAGAGTTATTGCAGGGTTTACGGTAGGGTTAGTTATTGTACCCGCTAGCCCATTTGCACTAACAACCGATACACTAGTGACTGTACCACTACCACCGCCACCACCGCCACCGGGAGCCCAACCAGCTGTTGATAAAAAATAACCTTCTTCAGCTACTAACGGAGTAGGAACTTCCCCTTGAACGCCGTCAGCTCCCCCCGATGGAGCAATGAATACTCCAAAATCAACTATGCCTGAGTGAGGGGCAACGGACATGGTTTACAAACTCGCAATAAAAGCTTGATGTGCAGCTACTATAGACGCTTTTAGGGCGTCTACATCTATTTGAGCTTGAGCTACTTCTTTAAGGGCCGTATTGAGTTCTATAAGTTTACTTTCACTAGAGGCTTTTAATTTGTCTGTGGCTGCTTGTACACTCTTTACAGCTTTTAAAGCGTTTGTAGTTTCAAGAGCTTCAGCAACAGATGCGTCTTTAGCAGCTTTAGCATCGTCAATTAGTTGATTAGCTAGTTCTTTAGCTTTTTGCACTATGTCTCTAGCTTGGGCTTCTGCGTCATCTTTAATAGCTACGGCTTTAACTTTAGCTTCACTTAAAGAAGCTTTGCTATCAGCCTTATCAGTAGCGATTGCTTCACGCAAAGCTAGTATTTCAGATGCAGGACCCGCTAAGGCAACAAGTTTTTTATTCTCGTCAATAGCTGTCTGCAGTTGATCTAACTTAGCTTTGTAAGTATCTGGGTTCGATACTAATGATAGTAAATCAAATAGCTGATTTGTTCCTCCACCAGATGACCCATCAATGTTAGTTGATATCATTAGTTACCTGCCTTACCAGCTTGGATTATAGTTAATACGGCATTACCAGTACCAGCAGTTACGTTTAACCGTACGCCAGTAACAGGGTATGCAATATTAGAATCTTTAGTTGCAGTTTGCGCCGTCAAGTTAGGGTGAGCTGTCCAGTTGCCAGATGCAGGTAAATACCCTGCAGCGAATACATCATCAAATGTATACTGTACTGTATAGGTCACTGTCCCCGTAACGAGGACATTCAACGCAATATTAAAAGGTGTAACATATTGGTTAGGAGGGCATACATTAGATACCCCCACCCCAGTTACTGAGTATACGACAGGTCGCATATATTGCTCCTAATTATTAAGCGTCAAATGACGTTGAGCGATCATCAGGTTGAGTGTATTGAATAGTAACTACAACAGAACCAGCAGTAGGTTGACCTACAGAAGTAATAGTAGTAACAATAGCTGAACACGCCGCTTCACCAGTAGTTTGAGCTGATACGTCTAAAGTAGTAGATTGCATAGCTAGAAGCTGGGCAGCAGTGAAAGTAGGAGTTTGTCTACCAGCAGCTGCCTTTACGTTTACACCTGAAACATATTCAGTACCACCAGCAGTTTTACCTACAGATAAGGTAGCAGAAGTAGCTGAGTCATAAACAACTAAAGTATCAACAACAATGTTTAAGAGACTACAGCCAGCAGGTACATAGCTAGTGATAGTTGTTGTTAACGCAGTTGTACTAGCAGGTAGAGCTTGTACTTGTCTTAAGACAGTAGTACCAGTGTTTTTATATTGATTGTACTTGATAGTGCCTGATTTAACTGGGCCTGAGAATGTAGTACGTGACATAGCAGTTTCCTTCATAGAAAGTATAAGCTTAGTAGTCCTCTATGTGTCTGCGGGGGCAGTCTACTAAGCCGGATTGTTCCCCGGTATGATGCTACTTATACTCTAGTTTATTTAAGGGTGCAAGTTTATTTTAAGACGCTTGTCTTTTTTATAATCTTCTTTCATACAAGCCACACAAGTACCTTTAGTTTTACGCGGAGAGATGTGCCCACGATCGCAAGGTATGCCTGTAAAATATAGCTTTGCGCCCAATTCTTTAGCCTCTTGTCTTGTTCTTGAATACTCTAAATACTCTTCAGGTATCTCAGGTGCCACATTTGCTTCTTCACTAGCATACGATAACACCCAACCATCGCATACACCTTGACGTATGGGTTTACCTGAGTTACAGGCTCGTATGATAGTCGCTATAGACACGCCTAAGGTATCCCGCATAAAGGCTAAGCTTTTATAAATCTCTTCGCTACGATCCCTTTTAATAGCTCTAATAGGTTTTTGTGCTAAGTCAGCACTAACTGGGCGTTGACCGTAAAAATGAGAGTCTGCGCCACGTTTAACAGCTGCGGCTATGTTAAGTCTACTTTGTTCGGAATGTTTCTTACCTTTCATTTTATTAGGTACACCTAAACACTTAGCCGATATTTTAGCTTTTGTTTCTTCAGTTCTTGGTACCCTATGTAATATAGAGTCACTACCTTTTGGTACTTTTTGCGCAGCTTCTTTTAATTTTATTTTTGTTTCCGCAGTATGTGTTTTACCTCGCATGGGTGCACTTGCATCAGTTGCCCAGTTATAGCAATAAGGTTTACCAGCATGTTCATCTAACCATACTTGCTCGGCTTTAAGTAAGTCTTCAGGATTTTCGACATGTTCTATAACTTCAAATTTAAAACAATCTTCTCCGTACTTATTCCAAGCGGCTTGCATATGCGGACTTTGGTGCTTACCTGCGCGTAAGTTTCTTCTATGTGTTTGAAATCTTACACGGCTATCAACAGTGCTCCCAACATAAAACTTTTCGTTCGTTACATTTCGTATTTTATATATTACATTTTTCACAGTAAATCTCCGATATAGTATTAGGTAGATTTATAATATACAGTAATGTGACGATAACACAAGCTTTATTTTTACCCATAAAAAAGGGCCTCCGAAGAAGCCCTTAATTTACTCTAAGTAGTTGATTCTATTGACTATGCGCCAGCTGAACCATACATACTAAGGGGGTCACTCCAGCCGAAGCTGTAACGCTCACGACTTCTATAACGAACATTGCCCGTATCAAAATCTCCCGACATATCATTAGTGATAGGAGCACGAACAAAATGCTTCATACCATTAGGTACATCAGTAGTTAAGAACCAAGCGTTGCTGTCAGTCAAGAAATGGTTAATAGCATAACCTTGTGGAATAGAACCATTGTTTTTCAATGCGTTTAAATCATTGTCAGCAGTTCCTACACGTTGTTCAGTTTCCAACAAACGAGTTGCAACGAATTGCAATGCAGGTGGAACGATCAACTTTTTAGGTTTAGCAGCAATCAATAAGCCACGTTCATCAGTCCATGCAGCGATTTGGATAACAGCCGCTTCTAAAGAAGTTTCGTTTAAATCAGCAGGAGTTGATGGAATGTTACTATTAACACCACCAGCAGTTAAAGGATGTAAAGCTGAAAACAATGCAACGCCGTCACCACCAACATAACCAGAAGAGAAGCCATTGTTTAAAACAGCAGCGCCTTTAACTTGTTTAGTGTAAGACATAGCACGAGCCAAACCTTTAGTATAACGAGCAGACAAAGAGTCATACAAGTTATCTTCAATAGCTTCTTCAGTTAATGAGAAACCTAAAGCGATTGTTTCGTGGTTGTAGCGAGCAGTCCAAGCTTCTTGAGCATTGTCATAACTAATGGCTGAGCCTTCGTTTTTGACAGGTGCTGCTGAGAAACCAGACAGTTTTGTTTCTTCTTCAAATGAACGTTCTGATGATTCAGTTTCATAAATTTCTTTATGTTCTTCACCGTAACGAGCATATTCTAAACCGAAAAGAGCGTTAAGGCCCGGAAGCAACTCTTTCAGTAATTGTGCGCGTGAAATAGCCATTATTAAACTCCTTAAGCAGCAGCAGCTGTATAGTAACTTGAAATACCAAAGTTAAGTTTTACCAATACTTCAGTGTATTGAGTAATAACGATAACAGCGGCAGCAGGGATTGTAACTTGTGATGCTAAGTTTAAGGCGATAGTAGTACCACCAACAGCAACAGCAGTTGTTACAAATGAACCTGTCTCTACAAGTTGACCGTTAGCTGCAACAAATGCAACGTCAGAGCCAGCAAGGATTGCTACAGGGCTAGCAGGGATAGTAATGTTAGTAGTAGTAGTTGAAGTACTAGGAACACTAACTGTTACAGCTGTTTCACGAACTACGTCTAATACACGTAATGGAAGAGCAGCAGTAGTAGCAGGAGCACCAGCAGCAACAACAGCCAATACAGCA